ACGGGAAGAACGACTCCGGGACCGTTGCCGGCACCCTTGGCTACAAGGCCGGCACCGAGTCGAGGAAGGCGATCTGGCTGGAGTTCGGCACCAGCAGGGGGATCGAGCCGCGGCGGATCGTCGACCGCGTGATGAAGCGAGTGGCAGGACCGATCCGCGGGAAGCTCACGCGCGAGATGGCCGCCGCCCTGGAAAAGGCCGCGAACGAGGTCGCGTCCGGCAAGAACAAGGGCTACGGGAAGTAATCATGCCGATCTCCAGCCCCGAGAACTGGATCCGCGAGTCGATCGAGGAGTCGGCCGAGGTCAACGCGTACCCCGTTCACGTCCCGCCGACGGCCGCCCTGCCCTACGTCCGGTTCATGCGCGAGGGCACCGATCGGCCGACCACGCTCGGCGGCGCCTCGTCCCCGGTCGGGACGTTCCTGGTGGAGATCTACGCCTCGACCGTCCTCCAGGCGAAGGAGATCGCCGACGCTGTCCGTGGTGCCCTCGACAACTTCAGCGGGGAGTCGGACGGCGTGACAATCGACGATGTGGACCTGACCGACGAGAAGGACGGGAGCCCGGTCTTCGTCGACGGCGACGAGACGCCGACCTTCGTCGTGGAGCAGTCTTACACGATCTTCTGGCAGGAGTAACCGATGCCCCTCTCTGGTATGCCGACGATCGCCGGCCTGACGCTGCCTGCCGACTGCACGAGCGTAAAGGTCAAGGGCAGCGCCGCGAACCCGACCGACTCCAAGATCGACGTTACGACGCTCGACGACACAGAGCGGGTCTACGAGGACGCACCGCTGGTCGACGCCGGATCGGGCGCCGACGAAGGCGTGACGCAGGAAGTCATGGCCTCGTTTTTCGGCACGCCCCCCGCCGTGAATACGGACCCTTCGGCGACCGGCTGGCTGTGCGTCGAGGTCGAGACCGAGTACGCGGTCGGCGACTTCATCAAGGGCACGGCCACCTACAAGTACAAGGCGACACCCGAGGAGTAACTCATGCCGACACCAGCGCAGGGCATCACGTTTACGGGCCTCCCGGCCGGCTTGACAAACGTCAAGATTAAGGTCGCGGGCGTCGACACGACCGACTCGAAAAGCCGGCTGGACGCGTCCACGCTCGACCTGACTGTCGGCTCGGACCGCGTCTACGTCGACGGCCTGCCCGACGCCGGCAGCGGCAACGTCAGCGGGTCTACGACGACGATCACCTGCCAGTTCCTCTCGGAGTCGGCCCCGGAGGCAGGTGAGGTAATCACCTACGACGGCGCCTCGTACAAGTGCACAGAGGTCGAGGTCGACTACACCGTCGGTGAGCTCGTCAAGGGGTCGGCCACGTTCGTCTCCGTCCCCGCATAATCGGGGGCCAGGATGACCTCGCAAGGCTCGACCTTCTCCTGGGGCGGCTCGTACGGCAGCCTCACCGGAATCTCGTTTCAGTCGGCCCAGGCCGAGATGGTCGACATCAGCGGATCAGGCGCGACGCTGCGCGGCACCGACGGCGGTAAGGCCGTCGTCCGAAAGTTCGCCTGCCTGGCCGTTGACCCAGGCGGCGTCCAGATCAAATTCATTGATGGCGTAGGCCTGTCGGACGACGACGTCGGGGCCGCCGCTACGCTGAGCGTCTCGATCGGCGGCTTCGGTGGCGGCGGGATGGCCGTCCTCGAGTCGTTCTCGGTCGAGGCGTCGGTCGGCGACCTGGTCCGCGGGACCGCGAATTTCAAGTTCACCGGCACCTGAAAGGAATCACATGCCACTCGGCCGCGAAGACATTCTGAAGCTCAAGGATTTGGGCGAGCCCGTCCGGCTCCACGTTCCGGAATGGAACGACGACGTGTTCCTCCGTCGCCCGACCGCGAACGACCGCGACGCCTGGGAGCTCTACTGCCAGGAGCACGCCAAGCACCCGAAGAAGGTGTGGCGGGCGAAGCTGGCGTCGATGCTACTGTGCGACCAGGCCGGGAAGCTGCTCTTCACCGAGAAGGACATCGACAGCCTGGGCGAGCGGTCGGCCGCGGCGCTCCATCGCATCTGGGAAGTGGCCCTCGACCTGATGAAGGTCACCGAGAAGGAGGTCGCAGAGCTCGAAAAAAACTAAGGAGCCAGGCGGGGGCGCTCGACCTCTTCGTCTACCGTCTGGCCGCCGAGTTGGGGATCTGGAACGTCGACACCTGGAAGCGAGAGCTGACGCTCGAGCAGCTCAAGCACTGGCTCGCGTTCTATAGGGTCGAGCCGTTCGGCAACGACTGGCGACGGACGGCCCGGCTCGCGGTGACGATGGCGCACGCGTTCGGGGCGAAGGTTTCGACCGACGCCGAGGAGATGTTCATCCCGGGCTTCGACCCGGCACGGCCGACGCAGACCGAGGAAGAAATGCTGGCGGAGCTGGCAAAGCTGAAGACGGTGCAACGGAAGGCGAAGTAATGGCGACGATCGGCAAGGTCCGGGCAGTGTTCACGGCGAGTACGTCCGGCCTGACGGCCGGCGTCAGCCAGGCCACCAGCTCCATGAAGCGGATGCAGGCCGAGGTACGCGGCCTCCGCGGCAGCATGGCGTCGCTCGTGGCGATCCAGGGGACGCAGCTCTTCGCGTCGTTCGTGAGCGGAGCGACGCAGGCCGCTCGGTCCCTCATCAGCATGGGAGCCGCCGAGGCCGAGACGATCGACAACACGAACAAGCTCGCGACCCGGCTCGGCCTGACCTACGCCGAGCTCGCCGGCATGGCGAACGCCGGCGCCCTGGTCGACGTTTCGATGGACACGATCGCGAAGGCGACCCAGAAGGCGGAAATCAATTTCGCGAAGGCCGCCGGCGGATCGAAGGCTGCGGCCTCGGCCTTCGCGGCGATCGGGCTTTCGGTCGACCAGCTCAACGGCATGACCGCCGCGGAGCGGTTCCAAGCGATCGCCCAGGCGATCTCGCAGCTCCCGACCGAGGCCCAGCGGGCGGCGGCTGCCGTCCAGATCTTCGGCAAGTCGGGCGTCGAGCTGCTGCCGATGTTTCAGCAGGGGGCCGCGGGGATCCAGGCGGCGACCGCCGAGGCCCAGCGGTTCGGGCTCGCGCTCACGCAGGCCCAGGCAGACAACGTCGACGCTATGGGCGACTCGTTCGACCGGGCGAAGCAGGCCATCTCGGGCGTGATTCAGCAGGTCGTCGCGTACCTCGCGCCTGCGATCGAAAGCGTCACGACCCAGTTCTCGGACCTGATCGGCTCCGTCGGCGGCACGACGATCGGGCAGACGATCGGCGAAGGCATCCTCCAGGGGGCGCGGTTCTTTGCGACAATCGCCGACGCCGTTATCGCGAACCTGTCGACGGTCTGGGAGTACGTCTCGCAGGTCGGCGGCCAATGGTCGAGCGTGTTTGAGATCGGCTCGCGAGTCGCCAGCTTTTTCTCTGGCGTCGGCAACACGCTCGAAGCGGCGTTCGGCGTCTTGATCCTCGGGATCTCCGGCCCGGTTGAAGGGCTCATGTTCGCCGCCGAGAAGATCGGAGCCGCGCTCGGGTTCGATATGTCCGGACTGGAGGAAGCCCGCGCCGGGATGACGGCGTTCAACGATGAAATTTCAAGCGGCATAACCGCGAACCTGAACCAGGCCGGCGCCGACTTCAACGCCGCGATCTTCGGCAGCGACGAGGCCAGCCAGGCCGGACAGGCGATCGCTGGCCCGCTGACGACGGCCGTCGATTCTGCGATCGCCGCGGCCCAGGCTGCCGCTGTCGGTGTCGACCAGGCCACGGCGACGGCGATAGACCGGCAGGGAGCCCAAGACCCCGCCGCCGCCGCCGCCGTGACGCCGGTCAGGGAAGCCCTCCGCGCGTTCGACGCCCGGTCCGCCGAGGGGGTGAAAGAAATGTTCCGGCTTATGCGGCAGCAGGGGCCGACGGAGGAGCAGAAGCAAACGAACATCCTCCAGCGTATCGCCGACAACACCAGCGACATGGGCGGCGACGAGACCGACGTCGCCGACTTTGCACCAGCCGCGGGAGTCTGATTGTGGGAATCATCAGTTGCGAAGAGCTGCCGAAGGGCCGGACGCTGTCCGGCAAGGCCCAGGAGACGGACGCCTATACGCGGTCGTTCCTGGTCCGCGTCGACACGCTGAGCGAAAGCCTGATCGACATCTCCAACGCGCCGGGAATCTCCGTCAAGGACAACGACGCCCACCCCGAGAACGCGTCGATCGTGGCTCTCGAGTATGACGTCAAGTGCGTCCACGACTCCGGGCTTCTGTGGCAGGTAGACTTCAAGTACTACGCGAAGCCGGTCGACCTGAACGAAGGGTTGCCGGTCCCGGGCGTAATTCAAGGGTTTGGAAAAAAGCCCGTCTGGTCGGCAGGCTCAAGCGTCACGACGGGGCCGGTCGCCGAGACCATCGACAACCCGGCGAAGAAGATCGCCAACAGCGCCGGCGATCCGCTCGAGGATGCCGTCATGGAGAAGGCGGAGTTTCGCCTTTCGGTGACGAGGTACGCGTTCTCCGCGTCCAGTTGGACGGGCCTGGCGATGACGTACACAAACGCCGTCAACTCCGATACCTGGCACGGCGGAGCCCCGGGCACATGGAAGTGCCAGGGATGCTCGGCCCAGCTCGTGACGGAGTCGCTCAATGGGGCATCGTTTACGCTCTGGGAGATCGCCTGGGAGTTCGCGTACCGCGTTGACGGATGGCAGCTCAAGCTCCTCGACATTGGCTACAACCAACTCGTGAACGAAGACGGCGAGCCATCGCAGTCCGGCGACAAGAAGAAGGCGATCGTCGGCCCGGACAAAAAGCCGGTCGCCGGTCCCGTTGGTCTAAACGGACATGGGGTCGCAGTCACGCCGCCAGCCGAGCCAGCCGTCTTGACGTTCGACGTCTACCAGTCGCAGCCGTTTGGGACCGTCTTCGGTGAAATCAGCCCATGAGGAAGACCGTCGCCAACAAGGGGCAGCGGCCGAAGACGCTAACCGGGCGGACCGTGAAGCGGATCGCCCGGGCGGTGAACGCGTTTGAGCGCGGGGACCGTGATATTCCGGGCCGCAGGTTTTCTAAGTCCGTCGGCGACTGGTCCGACCGTCTCCGCGTGGGCAAGGTCGCCACGGCCTGGGACATCAACACCACGGCGACGGTCACGATCTGGGAAGGCGGGGCGCCGCCGTCGGAAACCGAGTCCGACCCGGCCGAGACGGTCGAGGACGTGGTGAACAAAATCGCCTACGTCCCTGCCGATCGGTTCGTCCTGATCATGGCGTCGGAGAACGGCTCCTGGTACCTGGTCGGTGGCGACATCCCGACAACCAGGCTCGGGAAGACGACGGCCGACTGGGACAAGGGGACGACCGCGACGGTCACGCTGTGGGACGACGGCGAGCCGGACGCCGAGGCCGCCGGCGGCACGCTGGCCGGCTGCGTAAACAAGTACCACGACGTCGGGACCGATAAGTGGGTCCACGTCTCGAGGGCCGCAAACGGGACGTGGTACCTGATCGCTGCGGAGTGCTGACGTGCTTTTCGACGAGTGCGGCTGTTGCAACTGCGGCTATCGCGTGCAGGTCTTGCCCTCGGGGTTCGGCGGCTCCGTAATCAATGACGGCTTGCACGCGCTGCGCGCAGACCTATTCGTTAGGTCGCTGTCCGTTGAACTGCGAGATGGGAACAACTCGCCGGTTATCGTCAGGCCCGCAGCCTCGGCGACTGCCATCGACCTGGCGATCGGGCCAGCGGGCAACCTGCGAATTATATCGGACGAAGACTACGTCGAGCTGGAATTCGAGCAGTCGCCAGGCCACGTCCTGCGCATGACGTTCGAGGGAGAAAACACGCTACTCGACTCCGACGACCCGGTTACTCTTACGGTTGACGAGGACAGCCTCGACGACACGGCCTGGCCGGAAGACCTGTTCGGCCGCGACTACCTGACGCGAGATGAGCCGACGTGGCAGGTGCGCGTTATCAAGCCGGTTTCGCCCTGTCGCTGTCGGGTCTGCTACTGCGGCCAGGAAGCCTCGCCGATTGACCTCGAGGGAGCGCCGGCGGCTTACACGCTGCAGTTCATCGAGGGCTTCGCCGACGAAGAATCGGAGTTCTACGGTCCGGACCTGCCGCTCCCGTTTTATCGCTGGGTGCCCGGCGGCCCTTTCTTTACGCCAGCCTGCTACGACGTATGCGCGCCGGGGCAGTGTGTGCCCGACATCTCTCGATGGGCAAGCTCGTTTTCCCTAAAAAAAATGACGGCGGAAGAGCTTGTAGCGGCCGGCATGGATCCAATCGCGCTTGCCTACGCGTCCGAAAAAATACCGGTCAACTCCTGCGAAAGTATTCGTTATCTATTCCTGCCGTGCTCTACGCTCGGGTTTGCATCGCTCGGCCTT